AAGCCATAGTTATATCACGCCACGTCTTTAGTGTCAAGCCAATTCGGGCCGATTTTTGACTCTAAAAGTAGAGGAACATTAAAATTTATTCCCCATCGTGTCGTTATCAGTTGAGGTAATTCCTCATTAGTACTGTTTATGATATTGATTACCTGATCTTCTTCATCAGGATGTACATCAATAACAATACTGTCGTGTACCGTATTCACTATGCAAGAATTTTTACCCTGCAAAAGATGTTCTATGTGCAATAAACACAGCGGTACTATATCACCTGTAGCAAATCCCTGCACAGGGTAATTCTTTATCTGTGTAAANTGTGACACCCTGCCACTAGCACGTCTTTCTACATCAGGAAAAGAATACTCACGTCCTGACGGTGCGACTATTTTAGATGTAGTTAAAGCCTCTTTAGCCAGTCGGGAATGCCAAGCTGCGACACCTTTGTACTTTTGGGTAAAGTGTTCGTAGTATGCTGCTTCTGCTTTTGTTCTGCCGTATCCCGTTGCGCCGTAGAGTGGAGCAAACGTATGCGCTTTTGCATCCTGCCTACTCGTAGGCTGACCAGCATCACTAATAACTTTAGCGGTGTATGCGTGTACATCAAATCCAGTAGATACTTCTTCAATTGCGACTCCATCTTGTGATAAGTAAGCGGCGGCACGAAACTCTAGCTGCGCAAAGTCAGCTTCAAGTATCTTACCCCCATTAAATCGGGACACGAATACTTTCTTAACAGGAAACGTGCCGCCCCGTGGCATGTTCTGCATATTAGGGTCTGCACCAGATAAGCGTCCTGTTGCAGTACGGTGCTGCAATAATCTAACATGCAACTTACCATCAGGTTTGGTAAAAGTTTTAATGCCATCAACAAAAGATGATAAGTATGTATCTAATGCACTAAGTCTTTTTACCTTATGTAAAAACCGCATTGCATCATCCATACCTTTTTGTCGGGCAAAGCCCTCTAATATTTCTAAGTTACCTTTGCTCGTAGTAAACCCATGTGCGCTAATCCATTTTGCATCAGGTGCAGAAAACCTAAGACCTGCTAATTCTGTTGTCTCAATAAACTTATATCCTATACCCTTGCACTCAGTGCAGTTACTAGCTTTAGCCCACTTAGTTCCATCCTTTTTTGTTTTGTAATACTTTCCATTGCCATAACAATTGCTACATTGTTTTGCCTTTGTTTTATATACTAAGGAAGAATTATGCTTAACTGTACTTTTATATTTGTCCTTACCCATGTAAGGATCAAAGTTATTTTGCCACATAGTTTTATCATGTGGTTTTCTACTGTATATTACTTGTGACAATTGCTCTGGACTATTTAAATTAACTGGTGTATCCCCCATAATTTTTGTTATATGTTTTTGCAAATCTAAAACTAACTTTTTCTTTTCTGTTTCAAACTCTGAACGAACTTCTTCAAGAGCATCCAGATCAACAGCAAATCCTCTTTGGTATATACGAGATAAAGCAACAGCAACTTTGTTGGTTAGTATGACTGTTTCAAGTAACCCCGCATCAGGAACTGTATTAATACGGTAATACAACTTATCAGCCAACTGCTGCGTAGCATGAAGGTCAGCAGATAGGTACTCTGTTAACTCATCAATAGGAATATCACGAGTAGTCACACCTTTTCTAAAATACTCTTTCAGAGTGTCTTGCTTCTTTGTCTCTAACTCATATCGGTTTGCACACATCTCTAATGACAGTGGTTCTTTCTGACCCCTCTGCAGTACATACTCCGCAAGCATAGTATCAAACACAGGGCCATCATATGTAAAACCAGACTCCCATAGCCATAGCAAATCGTGTGCAGCATTGTGCATAATAAGCACAGTTGCATTGTCCAAGAACCATTGCACACGGTCACTATAATCATGCCCACTGATATGCTCCTCATGGTCAAAAGGAAAATGCTGCTCATGTCCTTGGTCAGTAAGTATGCCCACCATAGTTAATGAATTAGTAGGCTCAAACGGATCAAGATGTAACTTACCATCTCTTGTTACTGTTGTATTTTCTACATCAAGTGTTACTTTCATTTATTTTCTCCTCATGTTCTTGTAGATATAACACAGCCTTTTGCACTCTGTCAAGGCTATCAGAGAAAGCACCTAATGCAGTGTTACAGTGATGACATAACCATCCTCTGAATGTTTCACTGTCATGGCAATGATCCAATACCCAATTTTGTAATCTCTTCTGACCCTTACTTCCTATTTCATCTATAGTCCTTGTGCATATAGGACAGCAATAATCTTTGTCAGGATAAGGATGTTTATCTTTTAATTCCTTAACTAATCTTGATTGACTACGAGAACAAGTGCGACATTTTCTTTTAATCTCACCCGATTGCATATGTTGAAATTGATCTACAGGTTGTCTCTCTCCACAATTATTGCAGATCAACCCATCAATAACTTGTTCTTTGGTAAAAGAAAATAGTTCCCCTTGCATTACGCTGTATACCTTCCTGTGTGGTAGTCAAGCTCACAAGTAACTACTCCATGCCAACCGGATAACTTATTTTTTACTACGTTTAAGTGCCTCTGTAANTCNTCAATGTTTGGATCATCCTCTTGCTTCATTGGGTTCTTAGCAATCAACAGCATTAGATCAGCTTCAGCAGCCTTACCTGTGCGTGACCCTTCCATCATAGATTGATTGAGTAATACCTTACCCTCTGCCTCTGCACTAAGCTGAGACATATAAAATACTGCACACTCATGCTGCTTGGCTATCTGCCTTGCATAAATAGCGTTAGCTTTCAACGCTTCATCTGGTCTGGCAAAACCACCTGTACGAGCAAACTTATCTCCCATATCCAAAGAACTAAGTCTGGCTTATAGGATTTGCATACTGATTCAACCCAAGACATATCACGACCCGTAGCATCTTTGATCTTGATTCGTTCCTTTACTGGAGCATATAAGTCACGTGCCTTACTTGGATTAGATTTAATCTGTTTCATAGTCATACCTGTTGCAGCAGTAAGATACCTAGCACCCACACGGTGGCTACCCTCTTCGTTACATAAGATAACACAGTTAGCACCTTGTGATGCAAAACCACCCGGACTTGCAATAAGACTGGCATGGAAAGATGTCTTGCCTGTATTTGGCCTAGCACCTATCTCAATCAAATGCCCAGCATTGATACCTTCAATCTGCCTTGTAAGACTAGGAACATTAAATGTCCATCTTGCTTCCAAGTCGTTCTTGTTTAGTAGTGTATCAATTTCTATGTCATCCCACTCCACATTTAAATCGGGTGTGAAGTCATCATTGTATTGCTCAAGTAATAACCTCAACGGCTCTAAGCTGGTCTGTGACCCATTAACATAGTCAAAGCCTAGCTCTGCTATGTCTGTACCCACTACCTGTTGAAATAGCTTTGAAAGAACTTCCTGTGCCACATCAGACCCCATAGGCTGCTCACCTTTGATCTGCTTAAACAGTACGAGATAGGCTTGCTTCTGTGCTGTAGTCATAGATGGATTACTAGACACAAACAAAGCTTCAATCTCATCTGGGGTAACAGTACGTTCATACCTGTCCATAGCACTGTCTATAGCCTTTTTAATCTTACGATTATCAGGACTGAACAATCTGTCAGGACAACGTGCGCCACGATGATTGTCGTAGAACTCCTTGTCCATTAAACTTCTAAGTAAACTCAATTCCATTTTATTCTCCTTTGTCGGTTCTAAAAGATAACAACTTTTCTATATCATCTTGGCGTTGGTATTTTATATCATCATTAAGACGTAACACTTTAACGTCTTTTACATAACCTCTTAACTCTTTAGCAAATTGTAATGTCTTGGGTAACGCATCGGGGTCTAGTGCAATTACTGCTGTTGAGAACTGTGCAAGATACCTTTTATGCGACTCTTGTAAACTCGTACCAAGAAGCGCAACCCCGACAAAGGAATCATAGCCACCAACCACGGCTGCACTTACACAGTCCTCAACAACTACTGCGACATTACCAGAACCAGATATATAAGGCAAGCTATTTTTTCCATATCTTTTCCATTTAGGAAATCTCTTACCTAAAGATCGTCCTGTAGCATCAACAATTACATTGTTATGTATAACAGGGAAGACCACTCTATGCTCTTTAACATCATACATCAGACTTAATTCATCTGGGTCTATTTTCCATTCTGCACACCAAGAGATTAAATTTCTTTGGTTACGATGAGCAATAATATACGGTGGCATCTCAAATAGTTTAGTGTCTTCACTCTCATCATCACGTTTCTGTAATCTCTTTATGTCAGATACCGTAAGGCTATTACGCATAGAACCACTTATATCACATGATGCTTTATAACAATTCCACAAAATAGAACCCATGTTATTGGTTACGGTAAACGTCTTCTCGTGTTTACTATTACCACAATTAGGACAAGCAATTCTTTTTGTTTCCCCATTAG